CTTGTGTTTACAACAGATGCTGTAACAATAGGTGGAAACTTAAAGTTAGAATAACTGATTGAGTATGACTTTTCTTGACCCGCAGTTACTGTTTCATTGTTAGCAATTTGCTTAAACTTTCCAACAAACTTTGTATCTGAAGTCTTAATGCTTCTTTTTTCTGCACCAACAACATCAACGTCAGTATAGTTATATGTTGCATCAGATATAGATGTGGACAGATCGTTTACTGCCTCTACTAACTGATATATATACGTAACATCAAGAGGTTGACCTCTTTCAGGTAGTGGTACTTTTGCCATGTATTTCCTCCTATTAAATTATACCAAAGACTCTACACCAGAGTCAAAGATATTAAGTGCTGCTTTTATTTCTTTTTTAGATGATACTAACTGAACTTTTACCTGTACGGTTGTTGTTCCTTCGTTTAAAAATGAATATGAATGAACTACTGATGTACCGTGCCAATAAAAAGGATCACCGTCAAAACTTACAAATACATCATACGCTGGATGTAGATTTTCATCTCCCCAAACTGCTGTAATTATTTCTTGAGTTATTGATACTGCTCCACTTGTTCCAATAACATTAGACCCGTCAGAATTAAAAATTGGAGACCAATGAGATGTTCTGTTTCTATCTTCAGATATTACTCTATACCTTAAGTTATATTTTTCAGTATCGTGATCTACTGGTGGTAAAGAAGACTTTAAAATGCGTAATTTTTTTATGTTAGCATCAGGCATTACGTTACCCCAATAGAAAATCTAAATTCAATGTAATTATTTGTATTTGGTGATTTAATAATTGTAGTCGCATCTGTATTTTTAATGATAGAATAACCAGTTAGACCATACAGTGGACTTACTGTTGCAATATTTTCTAATCTCATGGCATCTAGTGCAATATAATAATCAGGAGAGGGGAATGGCCCAGATGTTCCAGTAGAATCAAGAACACATGCATAAATTTTTACAACTGTTACAGCGTCCCAAGTAAAGTCTTGACTTGTATAAAGTTCTTGTAATTGTTTAGAGATTACAAAATATCTATTTGTTTCAAAGTCGTAGCCGTCAAAACCATCAACAATATCAACCTCAAACCTTGCATAGGTTGTTGGATTAGACTCATCTGTTGCAGAAAAGTCTACTAATATTCTTATTGTATCTGGTACTGCAACCGAATCACCATCTTTATTTACTAAAGAAAATGCTAATCTTAATTCATCTGTTGGAGAGTTTCTTGTAAAATCAACATTTGGGCCAGTTAGGTGTATGTGGTTCGATCCATCTTCAACAACTATATGGTCTACACCTCCAGAGCCACCGCCATCTAAAGTCAAGTCAGAGTCATCTCCTTGAATTAAAATAGTGTTATTTAAAAACCTTGCCCTTTCATATCTTTCAACACGGTTTGTTTTATAGAAAATAGAATTATCTGCATTTGTTTGAAACACTCCGTCAGTTGCAATCACATTATCATCTTCTGGATCATCTAATGGTTCTGAGATTGTTGGTATTTCTACTGCTGCAACTGAAGTATGGTGAACCCATGACTCATTTTGTGCAAAAGAAAATACTGTCTTACTATCGTATGCTCCAGCATTAGGGTTTGACCCTGCTGAGTATAGACCAACTTCTGTAATTTCATATCTTTCTTCTGTAGGTAATTCTGCTGTTAGGACTATCTTATCAATACCGTTTTCGTTTACGAAGCCTCTAGAAGAAATTGGTACTCTAAACATTTCAAAATCAAGGTTGGTCTTTGTGGCAAAGTCATCTGCAACATCTTCTGTCTGAAGTGGTTGTGGCCCACATCCTACTGCAAGGTAGGAGGCATAGGCAGGGGCTTGTCCAAGCATATACTTTCCAATAATACTCTTACCAGCATTAGTAATCATGATGTAATTTCTCCAAAGTTCGCCTCATATATTGTACCATTTATAGCCACCTGAACCTCTAACTGCTCATCAGTGTTCATATTAACAGTCTCAATTATCAGATCTCCCGTTGCTTCTTCTATATAGACATTTAATCCATTAACTCCGTTTCCCTCTAGAGGAACCTTTTCATCAAACTTAATAGCAAAATTAGCAAAGTACTTATCTGATGTAGATTGTATTCCTAGAATATTATTTGGATTATATCTTTGTTGAACTAACCCAAGATTTTTTATTGGACTATATGAAACCTGCTGGCCATTTATGATATCATTTCTAGAAATACTAAGTAGTTCATGCCCACCAATATCTTCAAATATTAAGTCTGTCATTATTTCTATAGACATTGAGTCATTATCAAAAAGTACTGTGTCTATTGGCGCTGTTTTTGCAGGAGGTGGTGGTGGGGTGCTGGCAATAGGCATCAATGACGATGTAAGGGGTATTGGATCAACATCTGGCTGCTTAACTTGTGTTTGTACAGAAGCAGATGATTGAACAGTTTGTGATTCTCGTGCTGCTAACCTTGCTTCTCTTGCTGTTGTATCTGCTTTTACACCTGGAGCGATCATTCCTTTGCCAAAACCTATATCCCATCCCGCAGCAGCAAATTCTTTGCCTGAGTCTGTGTTTGCTACTTCTGCTGCGGTCAGTTGTTTTCCAGATGAATCATAAAACTTTTTACTTGATTTTTCATTTTCCCATCTTGGATCATTTACGCCAGCAATATTTCCAGTCTCATCAAAATATTGTTTTTGATATACACCAGGTGTTGCAGAAGGTACAAGTTGTGATTTATTTGCAAGAGCGGCTCTCATTTTTTCTTGAGCAGCAAGCAATGCTGCATACTCTGGTCCACTTGTTTCTGAATAAGCATAGTTTGGAGTTACATATCCACCACTACCAATGCCTAAAGAAACTCCTCCTGCTGCTGCAGATATTTCGGCAGTTCTTTTGTCGGCAAGTTTACGATATTGATCGTTGTTAATTTCTTCATTTCTAAACTTTTCCCATAAAGCAGCAAGTTGTGGGTCTGGTGCTAAAAATGCACTATAGTCTGGATCTGACATCTTACACCTCACTCAAATAAACAGTCATAGAAGGTCCTTCAAGAGATCTTGAGTACTCCATATTATATACAACAAATCTAGATGAAGAAGGTGCAACAAGGTTGAGACCAGAGGAATCTTTATAGTCAATAGTAACTATGTCTCCAAGTTGTAATGTTGGAATGCTAAATATATTAACTCCAATAGATTTTTTAGGAATCATAACCTTATTTATAATCCAGTTCATCATTGCTTCAGCATCATCTTGTGTTTGTATATATGTACTATCAATACTAAACTCATTTTTTCCATAAGTCATTCTACTTAATTTTATTTCATCGTACCGTGACTTTTCAACTAACGGAGAATAGGTAAGCGTATTTCCAACAAGTTCTGGGTCTGAAAAATTTCCACGTTTCCTAAAGAACTCATCTACGCTAAGTTCATGAGTTGTGTCTTGAGTAAATGTGACTCCTTGAATTCTTAAAAAGTTTCCAGTTGTTTCATCTAAGTTTAACGCTTTATCTGTTGAATTAAATATTAAAAACTCTGCACCATATGAGTCAGCATAAAACCCAGATGTTGTATATCCTTTTATATTGTTAAACGTAGGAGAAAGTTTTGCATAAAGTGCTGGGTACGCACGATCATACTTAATATCAAAGTATGCACATTCACGCATAATAGTTCCAAATTCTTCAAAATATATATTATATTTTGGTGGTTGTTGTGCGCTAATTCCAGATAAATATGTTGACTGAACAACTCCGCTCATTGCATATTTTCTAAATGACTCTGTTACATCAACGGAACTATCACTAAAAACTTGACAAAGAGTTTCATTAACTGTAAAAACTGTGTTTTGGCTATAGTTTTCTGATAAAGCATATACATTTTCAAACATACATCTTGATGATCCACGAACAAATAATGCCATATTGTTATAGGTTGGGAGTGGTTCAGTATCGTCTACAACTTTAATAAGTTGGTTATTAATATATAAATAGAATCTTCTAGTGCTTCCTATGTCTATATATTCAACAGATAAATCATATACCGTTGAATTTTCTTCTCCAGAGATTCTTTGTTGACCAGTAAAATTTCCATCATCAACTAAGATTTTTGCTAATCCGCCCCAAAGTTTTATTGGTATTGCCTCATTTGTTGATGAGTCTTTTTTTATTTTGTAAAAAACAACGTTATTAATAGATATTTCTGCTTTATTATTTTGATCAAGTTTTAAGTATGAGTTAATATTATCTTCTGTTAATGCAATAATTTCAAAATAATATCCATTGTTTGTTTCTGGATTTAATAAAACTGCCAAGCCACCAGAGCCACCGCCAATGTTTACGTTTTGATCTGGTTGGCTTCCACTTATCTGATAATACGGTGTGCTTCCACTTGGTGTTTGTGTTCTTGAAGTGTTGTTTTCAATTTTACCAATAATTCTTAATCTTGTTCCAAAGTGTTTATATGCATTATTTAAATTTTTATAAATATATGAAACAAAGTTTAATGGCTTTTCTGTTGTTCTAAAAGAGGGGCCATTAAAAACTAATGCAGATGACTGAATAGTTCCAGACTGAGTTGACAGCAAAGAGTTAACATCTGTTTCTGTTAAATATGATGTTGCCATAAAGTTTTTAATAATACTATTTCTGGTTGATTGTTTTGCCGTTGTATTGTTTATTCCTGCTGCTGCAACAACTGTGTTAGGCAAAGTAACATCTTCATCTAATTGGGTTGTAAAAAGATATTGTGTTTGCATGTCTAGTCCACGAACATAATCATTGTTTGTCCAATAACTATTGATACCAGCATAATGTGCAACTATCTCTGTTCCAAACTGCCCACGGCCATGATCAACAACAGGTCCATTTTGAAGTCTTGTTAATCCATCAACAGTTTCATAGTATGGGGTTGCATAAATCCTAATTAGTCCTGTTGGATAGATTTTTCCATTAAATGGCAATGAAGCAAAATACTTTTGATACTCTTGATTACTGCTAATCCAAACATTTCCTGTTCCAGTAATTGAAAATTCTGCTGCATCATATCGTATTACTTCTCCGTTTGAATATAAATATCCACTGTATCTTGTTAGCCAGTATATGTTTTCTCCAAGATCCATTATGTTATTTACCAAAATATTTCCAACAACTGATGGTGGAGTTGCAACCAAGTCTGAATTTAATGGCATTGCTCCAAGGACATAACTACCGTTTTTTGATGCTAACTCATTAACTGTTTTTGTTGATTCACTACCAGATACTTCCCATAAAAGTGATGGCTTGTATATCCAAGTTTTTCCTTGATCTGTCATTGTTGACTGTCTTATAGATCCATAAGACCTTTGAATATATCTTGTTGTGTAATTAATTTTACCGTCATTATAAATCTTTTTGTCCTGTGAGGCAATTGACAAAATGTTGGGAAGATTTCCAGATGAGGAATTTTCAACCACACCAGTATCTGATTGATTATTTGATCCAGATAAAATAAAGTCAGTTGATCTTTGTGATTCACTTGGCATTAAATAGTCTTTACTCATTACTACAAAATTATTGTATTCATCAAAAAACATTGCAGTTTGAGTAGATACCGCTAGTTGATTTAAAACTTCTGCTACATTTTGATCTGGTGGAATAAAGAAAAATGGAATAATAGGATCATTCTCATCTTCTACTCTTTTAAATGTATAGTTACTAAATCCAATATAATCAAGTAGTAAGGAGATTGCGTAACTTAACGATGTCTGAGTTGTTAAAAGTCTTGGAGCGGGCATAGATTCTAAGAAAAAGAAAAAGTCTCTTAACTCTAAAGAAAGCGTTGCTGCAGTAACATCTGCTTGAGGAAATCCTTCTGAGTATAAAGTTTTAATTGGAACAGAGTACTCATCTCCTTCTACATCAAGAATAGATTCATAAAACATAAACTTTATATTTTTTCTAATATAGTTTGCAATAATGCTAGAGGAGTTGTTTTCATTAAATGCTTGATCATCGTCAAACAAAGATAGGGATCCAGTAGATGCTAACAACTGACCAACTGGTAAAGAAGTTATACCGATATCGGAAAGTATTTTTTTAATTTTGTAATCAATTACCTTGTCTGAAATATTAACAACAAGACGTGGAGACATCTCTATGAGGTCAAAAGTACAATCAAACTTGTTCATTGTTTCTATAACAACTCTGATTCCACGAACATATTGAAATTCTCTATATGTAGTTGAATTATTTGCATCATTAACAAACAAATCTGGATTTGTCAAATCAGTTATTAATCTTGTATTTTTATTTAAAATACCAGACCCTAAAATCCATCCGTACTCAGGAACAAAGGTATCGTATTCTTGGTTTGCCCCATTCCATACATAAAATAAACCACGTT